CTGTATCAGATACTAGGTAAGACTTATCCAGTTAAGTCATTGCCCAGCGCATCTATCGGTGAGAAGTTTATCAAACACAATCACCCTTACCTGTCGTCATTCAAAGAGATTGTCTACGCTGGTGAGTTAGATGAGGCTGGACGTAGGGCAGCTGACAAACTGTACTCAGCCTTCCCTGATAAGTTCTGGTATGTACCCATGTCTAAGTACAAGGATGCCAATGACTTCCTTCAGGCTGGTGATGGCAATGATCTGATGTGGGCAGCACGTAAGCCACAACGATACTCACCAGAAAACTTCTTCTGTTCGGATCAGGATGTTGAGGATGCAATCCTTAATGAGAATCCATATGAGTATGTACCTACAGGTCATGCTGGACTTGACGAGAAGATCAGGGGCATGGTCAAGGGTGGGCTTACATTCATCAAGGCACCTCGTGGTACTGGTAAGACAGAGGTGATACGATACTTCGAGACAGGTCTACTGCGTGATGAAGAGAGCCGTGTTGCTATGCTTCACATGGAGGAGATGAAGTCCACTACCTATCGTTCAATGGCAACGTATCACTTAGGTGTCAACGTCAGGACTAAGGATGATGCCAGAGAAAACAATGTATCAGAGGGAGAGGTAATCAAGGCAGCTAAGGAAGCTACCAAGGCTGAACGTACTATCATCTTTGAGATGATGTCACATGATGATCCACTCAAGTTGTTAGACTATGTACGTCTTGCAGCTACAGTGTATGGTGCCGGCTTCATCTTCATTGACCACGTACAACGTCTTGCTTACTTGTCTAGCTCAGGTGTTGATGGTGCCACTAGCACGTTGACTACACTAGGTTCACGCATGGCACAGCTTGCCAAGGAGTTGAACATTGGTGTTGTGTTTATCTCACAGGTCAATGACGATGGACGTACAAAGTATGCAGCTTCCCTTGAGGAAGAGGCTATCATATGCATCAAGCTTGAGCGTGATGTTGATACTGAGGATGAGATACTTCAGAACACTACAAACTTTATAGTTGACAAGAACAGACCATTCGCTAAGTTAGGCAATGCAGGTTCAGTGTACTACGATCCAGACACTACGATCCTTTCTGAAGATGCACCTTATGCAGGGAGTGAGATGGCAGCATGATAGTATTCGATGTAGAAGCAGACAACCTCTTGGAAGATGCTACTAAAATACATTGCCTATCCTATACTGCCGATGGCTCTAAGCCTGTAAGTCTTGTTGACTATGGGGATATGCGTAAGCTTATCTTATCTCAACGTGGTTTGATTGGTCACAACATTGTGGCCTATGATGTACCACTGCTTGAGAAGTTACTTGGCATACAGATTAAGGCCAGACTGTTTGATACCTTGTCTATGTCTTGGGTTCTTAACTACAATAGATCCAAGCATGGACTTGATAGTTTCGGGGAGGAGTTCGGCATACCTAAGCCTGTCGTAACTGACTGGTCCGAACAAGATATACAAGTGTATATACACCGCTGTGAAGAAGACGTTAAGATTAATTGGGAGCTATGGCAGAACCTTCTGCATCGCTTTAAGTTTATCTACAAGGACGATAAGCTACTGGATAAATTCTTTCGGTACTTACAATTCAAAATGTCTTGTGCTGCTTCGGCAGAGCAAGTTGGTTGGCGTCTTGATAAACAGTTAGCCAAGACTAGTATCAATACATTAGTCTACCAACAGGAAGATAAGATAACAGAGCTTACATCTGTGATGCCTAAGCAAAGGGTTAACGCTGTGAAGCGTAAGCCAAAGGTTTGTTTCAAGCAAGATGGATCACCCTCATCACATGGTGAACGGTGGTTCTCTTTACTTACTGAAAATAATCTGCCTAATCATCATGACGAAGACATCATTACCTTGAAGGGTTGGAAAGAACCTAACCCTAAGTCTTCTCCACAGGTTAAGGATTGGTTGTTCTCATTGGGTTGGGTGCCATGCACACACAAGTATGAGAAGGACGATGAGGGTAACGAAAGGACCATACCTCAGGTTCGTAACGAAGGGGAGCTTACTGACTCAGTTAAGCTTCTCATTGATAAGCATCCATCAGTGGGTGTTCTTGATGGCCTTACTATCATTCAGCATAGGCTCTCTATATTCCAAGGGTTCATTGACTGTGAACGTGATGGGTACGTCAAGGCTGGAATCAAAGGCTTGACTAACACACTACGATTCAAACACAGAAAGCCTTTGGTTAACCTACCTGGGGTTGATAAGCCTTGGGGTAAAGAAGTACGTGCATGTTTGATTGCAGATGAAGGTTATGTATTGTGTGGAGCAGACATGACATCCCTAGAGGATACTACTAAGCGCCACTACATGAAGCCTTATGATCCAGACTATGTAGAGGAGATGGCTAGGGAGGGATTCGATCCTCACCTTGACCTCGCCAAACATGCTGGTGCTGTAACTCAAGCTCAGATAAATAAGCATAACTCTGGAGAAGTTTCTCTAAAGTCTTTGCGTAAGAACTACAAGGTGGTGAACTACTCTGCTACCTATGGTGTAGGTCCAGCCAAGCTATCACGTACTACAGGAATGCCAATACCTCAGGCAGCTTCACTGCTTGCTGCGTATTGGAAACGCAACTGGTCTGTCAAAGCTTTCTCTGAGTCTCAGTTGATACGAAAGATTGATGGTGAGATGTGGGTACAAAACCCAGTCAGTAAGTTCTGGCACAGTCTTCGATACGAGAAGGATGTATTCTCTACTATCAATCAATCAACAGGTGCTTACTGCTTTGACAAGTGGGTTGCATACTACAGGACGAAGCGTCCCAATATCCTTGGGCAGTTTCACGACGAGACAATCAATCAAGTTAAGGTAGGTAACGAACAAGAACATTCGTCTATCCTACAATGGGCGATTGCAAAGGTGAATCAAGAACTTAAATTAAATGTTGATTTAGGTATTGACGTGCAGTACGGTACAACGTACAGTGAAATACATTAACATAGGAGGGCCTTATGGCTACACGTATAGTAAAACTAACAGGCATTGGTGAATGGGCTAAAGTCTTTGAAGATAATAGAGACATGCAAGGTTATGATGGAGTCTATGAATCTTGCAATGGAGCCTGTACAATTGACTTAGTGTTAGATGAAGATAACATGGCGAAGCTTAAAGCTTCTCGCTCTATTAAGAGAGGCAAGCCTGACCCAGAAGGCCGTGGTCATACGGTTAGGTTTGTACGGAAGTTTGATGGTGGTCAGCCACGTAACAGTGGCGCACCCATTGTCCTTAAGGATGATGGTACACCTTGGACCTATGCCGATGATGGTACTATTGGTAATGGTTCAACAGTAGAAGTAACATTGTCTGTCTACGATACACGTATGGCAAACATTGTTGGAACACGTTTAGATAAGGTTAAGGTCATTGAACATCTCGAATATGTTCCTGACACAGCTGAGACTCCTCCAGCTGTAACTGAGGCTAATGGTAAATCTGTTCCACACCCTGTGGCTGAGGACGACATACTGTTCTAGCCCAACTAGTGGGGTAAGTGTTTATTTCCTTTTCGCTTACCCCACATTTTATTTAGGAGTCGTAATGAAAAAGATAGAGAATATGTCTAACGAAGAGTACCATTCAGTAGATGGTATATCTTCAAGTGCTGTAAAGGCGGTGTATAAAAAGTCACTGGCTCACTGGAAAGGACAAAAGATTTCTCAATCAGCAGCATTTGCAATGGGTAATGCTGTCCATGCAAATTTGTTAGAGAAAGAAAAGAACCTAGTAGTCAAGGGGCCTAAGACTAAAGCTAGTGCTACCTTCAAGACTATGAAAGAAAACCTAACTGAAGATCAAGTTCTTCTGACTGAGGTAGAGTTTAATGTAGCCAATTGTATTACTAGGGGTGCGCTAAACAATCCTGTATGTGCTGATGCTTTGAATCATCCTGATAGAGTAAATGAAATTAGTATCTTTGTAAAAGATCCAGTGTCAGGACTGATGCTGAAGACAAGACCAGACTTAATGATTGAGGCTAACAATACTGTGTACGATGTAAAGACTACACAAGATGCTAGCCCTAAAGGTTTTCTAAGTGAGTGTGTAAAGTATGGGTACTTCATACAAGGTGCTCATTATGTTTATACTTGTAAGCTGGCAGGTTATGATGTAACTAATTTTTCATTCATTGCCTGTGAGAAGTCAGCACCTTTTCTGTCGCACCTACATTTGATGGGTCCAGAAGTTATGTCATGGGCTACTGCCCAACTACATAAAACTTTGGCTGTAATTGCTAAGGCAGAGAAAGATGTAGACTATGGCACAGGTTGGGGTGACTACACCATCATGGAAAAACCTTCATGGCTATGATCAGTCATGACTAGAGCAGCCAAGGCTAAGGGCAGAGGTGGTCAACAAGAGGTTAGGGATAGGTTACTAGAAACATTCCCTGAGTTTGAGAATGATGACATCAAGAGCACAACTATGGGTGATGGCGGTGAGGACATACAGCTATCACCTTCTGCCAGAAAGACATTGCCAATTAGCATTGAGGTTAAGAGGCGTAAGTCTGGAATGAAAACTGCTTACAGTTACATAGATCAAGCAGGTAAACATGGTAAGGGTGAGCCAGTAGTTTTTTACAGGTCCGATAGACAACCTTGGATTATCATGGTAGGCATGGACCATTATATGGAACTGCTAAGGAACTGGAAAAAATGAGTATAAAAATTTGGGATATATTAAAAGGCCCAGTCTCTAGAGATGAGTGTCCCGATAGTAATGAGTGGCCTGATGATGCAGAGTATAGTATGCTTTGTAAGGCTGAGGATGATGAGGGATTGTTTGACGGAGACTTTTACTTTGAAGTCTATGCAGATGCATACGAGTGGAAGGTTTATTTTGAGTCAAACATTGACCCATTAATTATAAACTATGATGCAAACGATGCTTGACTATACCTACCGTTTAAATATAACTAGGGACTTTCACCGTGCAATTTGAACTTAACTTAACCATTGAGGTTGACCCTAAAGCAAATTTTTTAGAGGTTGACCACGACTATAATCTTGCTGTAATAGGTGAGGTAATTCAAGATCATCTATATGAGATAGATGATATCCAAGTAACCGACTGTGAGGTAAGACAGAATGACTAAGATAACCCTTGATGATATAGAGTATGATACTGACAACTTCAGTGAAGATCAGATCAAGATTACAAACACCTTGAACCTAGGTATGAACACCTCTTCGTTACTCAACCATATGCTTCAGAGTGTGCAAGCTGTACAGCAGATGAAAACAACTGAGCTAAAAAAATCTTTAGACTCATCCAATGATACTCAGACAGAACTAAATCTGTGATAGACATTAATGATCTAATGAGTATGGGATACTTAAGTGCAGTGGATCAAGACAAAGATCCATTGAAGACGTACAGTGATTGGGTTGAGACTAAGATCTTAACCTCAAGTGATGAACGTCTTGTAGAAAATACACTAGGTCTTGTTGGTGAAGCTGGAGAAGTAGCTGAGAAAGTTAAGAAACTTATCAGAGATAAGTCCAGGTTTACTAAACAAGATATCGTCAAGGAGCTAGGCGATGTAGTGTTTTACGTTACAGCCTTGGCTAACTACTACGGTTCTGATCTACGTGAAGTGATAGAAGAGAACGTAAGTAAGCTAGACGGACGTGAAGCAAGAGGAACACTAAAAGGAAATGGGGACAACAGATGAGTAACTACCTACCTACCGACTACCAAACATTCATACACAAGTCACGTTACGCACGTTGGCTAGATGAAAAAGGCCGGCGTGAAACTTGGAGTGAGACAGTCACACGTTACACTGATAACGTAGTACGTCCAGCCCTTGAGAAGGCTAACCTTACTGTACCTAAGATGACAAAGTTAGTACAAGAGATAGAAGATTCTATCCTCAGCTTAGGTTGCATGCCTTCTATGAGAGCATTGATGACAGCTGGTCCAGCATTTATGCGTGACAATACAGCGGGTTATAACTGTTCCTACCTACCTGTTGATGACATGAAGGCCTTTGATGAGGCTATGTTTATCCTCCTCTGTGGTACTGGTGTTGGCTTCAGTGTTGAACGACAGTTCATCAGCAAGCTCCCAGACGTGCCTGATCTCTTTGAGAGCGAGACTACAGTAGTCATCAGGGATAGTAAAGAGGGTTGGGCTAAGGGTCTTCGTCAAGTGATTGCACTCCTGTATAGTGGTGAGATTCCTAAGTGGGATACTAGCAGAGTTAGACCTGCAGGTGCAAGGCTAAAAACATTCGGTGGCCGTGCCTCAGGTCCAGCACCATTGATTGATCTGTTTAACTTTGTCGTTCATACCTTCAAGGAAGCACAGGGTCGCAGGCTATCATCTCTTGAGTGTCACGATGTTATGTGTAAGATTGGTGAGGTAGTTGTAGTAGGTGGTGTACGTAGGTCTGCTATGATCTCTCTGTCTAACATGTCAGATGACAAGATGCGTCACGCTAAGTCTGGTGCATGGTGGGATAACAATCCACAACGTGCCTTAGCTAACAACTCTGTGGCATACACTGACAAACCTGACAGCTTATCATTCATGCGTGAGTGGACGGCATTGGTTGAGTCAGGCTCAGGTGAACGTGGTATCTTTAATCGTGAGGCTTCTAAGAAGCAGGCAGCTAAGAATGGTAGACGTGATGCTGACTATGAGTTCGGAACTAACCCTTGCAGCGAGATAATCTTACGCCCAAATCAGTTCTGTAATCTTACAGAAATTGTAGTACGTTCTACAGATGATGTTACTAGCCTTGCCAAAAAGGTTCGTATAGCTACTATCCTTGGTACTATCCAGTCTACTTACACTAAGTTTCCTTACTTACGTAAGATCTGGCAGAAGAATACAGAAGAAGAACGTTTGTTAGGTGTGTCACTGACAGGCATCATGGACAATCCTTTAATGACAACTGAAAATGAGGGGTTAGATAAAACTCTTGAGCATCTTAAATCTATCTCTGTTGCTACTAATGCTGAGTGGGCTAAGCTTCTTGACATCCCTGTTGCTACTGCTATCAGCTGTGTTAAACCTTCAGGCACGGTATCACAACTTGTTGATTCCGCCTCTGGTATTCACGCTCGTCACTCAGCCTATTATATTCGTACTGTGCGTGGTGACAATAAAGATCCTTTGACACAGTTCATGAAGGATCAGGGTGTACCTAGTCAACCAGATGTAATGAAACCTGATCAGACTACTGTGTTCAGCTTCCCTATGAAGTCTCCTGATGGAGCAGTAGTTACTGCAGATATGTCAGCCATACAACAACTAGATATGTGGCTAGCTTATCAAAGATCGTGGTGTGAGCATAAGCCATCGGTGACTATCAACGTTAAAAATGCTGAGTGGTTTGAAGTAGGTGCATTTGTACATAAGCATTTCGATGAGATGTCTGGTGTATCCTTCCTACCTTTCAATGAGCATACGTATCAGCAAGCACCTTACCAGGATTGTTCTAGGACAGACTATAAAACATTGCTGTCTTGTATGCCTAAGGATATTGACTGGACATTACTATCTAACTATGAGAAAGAAGATAACACAGCAGGTAGTCAGACACTAGCATGTTCTGGTGATAGCTGTGAAATTGTAGACCTAGTATAATGTGGACTATATTAACAAGGAGTCAGTGTAACTTTTGTGATAGTGCTAAGGCTTTGCTAAAGGGTAGGGGGGAATCATATACCCTCTACTCTGTTGAGTCTCCATCCAGTAAGTGGGTGTTGACTATGGCTAAGCAAGCAGGGTATACTACAGTACCACAAATATTTAAACCAGATGGAACCCATATCGGGGGCTATAGAGAGCTGAAGGAATATTTTGATGAAACCAGTACGTAAAAGTTTTAACCGTGCATTGTATCAAGCTTACGATAAGAAGGCTAAGGATACTTTGGTAGACCTATTAGAAACTAAAGGTCACACTATTGTAAATACCGAAGAGAACTACTTTGTTGATGTCGTCTCTCAGAAGGATGGATATACATACTTCAACGAAGCTGAAGTCAAAGTAGCTTGGAAAGAAGATTGGCCTACACATTGGGAAGAGATCCGTATTCCTGAGCGTAAGCAACGCTTACTAGATAAGTATGAGGGTACTAATGGTGTGTTAAACTTCTATGTATTCCGTGAGGATATGAAGCAAGCTTGGCGTATCAAAGATACCTTACTGACAAAAGAAAGCTTGGCTGAGGCTAAGGGTAGGTACATCCAGAAGGGTGAACTATTCTTTCACATACCCTATACATCAGCTGAGTTGGTAACTGCATGATTAAAGAAACTTATCTTAAACAAGAAGTAAGCAGTACAGAGGTTGAACACTTTGACCCTGTATCTCGTCCCGCCCATTACAACATGGGTGGGATTGAGTGCATTGACTACATCAAACAAATCGTAGGGCTTGATGGTTTTATTGCCTACTGTCATGGCAATATGATTAAGTACCAACACCGCTATCGTTATAAGCAGAAGCCTGCAGAGGACATGAAGAAGGCTGAGTGGTACTTACGTAAGATGAATGAAGCTTTGGCAGAGAAACATAAGTAAGGGTAACCCATGGGCAGACCAACCAAGAGATCTAAGAATGACTTGCCACCTCTTGAAGAAGAGGCTAAGGCTTATGTAAAAAAGAACCGACCAAAAGAAAAACCCCTAACCTCTCGCAGGTATCTAGCAGGACAGGCCTTAGCTGGATTACTTGCAAGCGGTAGGGGCCTTGGTCACGTAGAAGAAGTTAAGAGGGAAGCCTACAACTGGGCAGACATTATGGATGAGGATGAGTAGGGGGCCGTCAGGCCCCTTTACTTTTAGTTTCTT